TGTAGGTAACTAGACCACTTTTTCTCTACATGCTTTTTGTTGGTTGTGAATGAAATCCACCTAGGCTCTTGTTTTGTTTTGGGTATGACGTGGTGTGCTACGGTTACAATCTTACAAGATGGGTTTTCCCTAAGCATAAAATATGCGTAGGACATCATCTGAATATCGTCAGGTAGCTCGGCCTCTGTGATAGCCCATTTGAACGAGGCCAGGACCTTGTGATCTATAACCAAAGGGTTGTCTGGATTCCGGGTGTCTACCATGTCAATGAAGCCCCGGAACGTACCCCCTGTACTTAAGGGCATCTTAACGTACTTCTCGATCTCTAGGTTTGGGTTAGGTGCGGGTAAACTCTTAATGGCTTTCTTCACATATACGCGGGTTATGTCATCCAACTTAGGTTGGTCTTCGGGGGCCGTACCGTTCTTGAAGTACTCCTCTATCCCATTATGTACGATTGACCCGATATTTTGGCCGTCAGACCGTTCAGGTACGTACTTGAGGACTTTTTCAAAGAACCAACGCCTTGGGCACGCCGCAAAGTTTTTCAGTTGTGAGGCCGAGTAGTCATGTGTCATTGTGTATCTTCCTTGTTTTTGGCGCCTTGGATATACCCCACAGACCTAGGCCTATAGCGTCATATACGTTGTGTCTTAGCGATTTAGATGGCCATACGATCTTTGATAATTCTTCGGCCGTAAGGGTTTTATCTATTCTTTTTTGCATTATTTCTTTGGGTACTTGTCCCTTCCACTCATGGGGCTCAACAAAAATTAGACTATCTAACCATTTAGGTCGTAGTAGTTGCCCTATAGCCCCCACAGCTAGCGCCAGGTTTACGATATCTCTCTGGTCGCCTTTCTGTAGCCCTGTTTGGTACACGCGAGGCTTTTCTATGATGACGATTCTGTCGCTGCGAGGCGCATATTTCCGTAGCTCTTCCCTTATGTATGGAACGGCCCTAATAGGGTTTTTACCGTTTACCAAAGGTGTGAGGCAGGCGAACTGTAACTTACCCCGCTTGAATAGGGCTAACCCTGATTGATTCAGCCCCGGGTCTATGGCTATGATGGTTTCAGAAATCAATTTCGATCTCGATTCCGGCCTGCTCGTCCAGCCATTTCAACAGGTCGTCTGCCTCAAAGAACATGGGTACATCCCACACCATAGCTGAGAACTTTTCTTTGACGCAGTACTCGTACTTGTTCCACCCCTCCACAAAAAACACGGCGTCAGACTCCAGAAGGGTTTTTATCCCATACTCTAGGGTTCTCCCTTTATTGTTCACGAAGGTCACGGGGGATAGTGACGGCCTTGGGATAGGTACAAACCCATCTCTCACATTACCAGATATATAAACTCTTACGGCTCCCATATTTGTAGCTCACCTTTCTCGTTGTAGATCGTTTTGGCCTTCTTGTACCAATAGCGCATCGCATGTACATCGCCCTCAACAGGAACGTCCGGCATCCATTTCTGTGCCTCTGATAGCATAGTGTGTTGAAAAGCTACCCCACACTCATGAATCCGTTCCTCGGGGGCCTCCATTATGACTTCATCGTGTACGAACATGAGTGGAAAACAACCATACAAAACATGGTTTTTATCCTTGCACTGTTTGGTCAGAGCCCACATAGCTGCCTTAGCCGCATCTGCCACAAGGCCTTGGAAAAAAGAGTTGGCGGCTTGGGTAAAGCTTACGTTGCCACGAACTCTACCGGACACGTGTTGTACTACAGACGCTGAGTTTTCACACAGTTCTGATATATGTAGGAAATAGGGATTCATCTCGGGCCATGCCGTGAACCAAGCCTCTCGTATGCGCCTGCTAGCTTGATAATCTATCTTTATACCCGCCATAGCTCTGGCATATTCGACGAACACCCGAGCCCCTAGACCTCCTGGAAAGCCGAAATTTCCAACCTTGGCGAATTGCCTCAGCTCCGAAAATCTAGGCTCGGATCCAAGACCTGCTGCCATTTCTTCGTAGGACACTCGGCCCAGCTGAGAGCCTAATATGATGTGTGGGTCTTTACCTTCTATGAAAGCATCGCGTAGGTTAGAGTACCCGAAAAGCGTATAACAAACCTGCGCTAGAGACCTCAATTCGGCAGACGCGTAGTCGCAGGCCAGGAAAACGAAACCTTCTCGTGCTTTGAAACAGTTGCGTATGTTTCCATTTCTAGGTAGGTTCTGGAGATTAGGCTCACGGCAAGATGTCCTACCCGTCTCTACAAGCACCTGAAAAGAGGGGTTGATGGCGTGTAGTGTGCCTGACTTCAGTACGGGTATGTATGTGGATAGAAGCTTCTCGTTCTGTCTGTATTTTATAAGCCTATTAAGTTTTTTGTCATCGGCTCTTTTCAACACATCGGCTGTGGTTGATATCTGGCCGTGGGGGAATCTTTTTGACGGTTCTGTGTAAGGAGGTGAGCCGTTGTATGCGGATTCTACATATGCTCGTAGAAATTTCGTGTCGGCCTGTCCATTGGACCTGATGAATCTCTCACTCTGTAACCATCTTTTTAGCGCGTCTCTGTGTCTTATGAGTTTCTTTTCCAAGGGATACACCCGGAATGGGTCTGTTCTGAATCCCCGTGCCGACATTAAGAATAGGGCCAAGCCAGCGCGTATCTGATTGTGCTCATCTGCGGGTCTGTCCTGTGCCTCAAATACACTCAGAGTGGTTTGTGCGTCTCTCAAGGAGTACTCGATAGCTTCGGCAGGCCAGTCCTTTATGGGTGTGTCTAGGAGCTCACCATACCTCAGGCGCCAGGTGTCTTCCCCCTTAGCTAGTTTATGGCCCAAGTATTTGGCTGACAGAGCGGCTAGGTTTCTTTGGCGAGATTTTGTTTTGTGTTCGCCATCTCGGATGTGAATCAGGTTTTCGGCTATGAAAGTGTCATACATCCTATCTGTGTCGTATATGTCAAAAACGATAGGGGTAAGGGATTCATCATGTGTGAGCATTATGCCCATATCGAAGGCTAGGTTGTGTCCTACAAACGAGAACCCGTCATCATAAAATTGTCGGAATATATCGGCGGATGTGTGTTTGTCGGCTATCTTCGGCCCATCCCCCGTGTCATAAGACATACACACTAGGGGAGGTAGGGGCTTACCGGGTTCTATTTTTACAGTCTCAAGGTCGAATGCGACTACCTTCATTACACTTCTTTCATAGAGAAAATGTGGGGCATGCTTCCTACACACCCCACATGCATATACGTTTTAAACGGCTTTCCAATTCACCAGGGTAAATGGATGACCTGCTTTAGTCGTGATATTTGTCGCACGAGCCAAAACGGTAGCTCCATTCGCAATACCGTCTTGAAGAATCTTTTGGCCGTCAGAGTCCTCGACCTCATCAATATCCTTAGACAGTGCCGCAGCGACGAAGCCTTTGATGTTGCTCTTAGCGCTTCGTTTACTGAGGTCTACCATCCAGGTGCGTTCCTCTCCTTCGGAGTACGACTGGGACTTATTGATAGTACAGGTGGCTACAAAAAAATTACGACCATCAAGCTGGCTCTCAATGATTTTGCAGTCTTCCACCGTGACAAAGTGGTCTCCCGGCGTGTCGAAGTAGTTTCCTCGTTTGGTAGGACTAGGCGCAGAACCGAGTCCAGCAAGGGGATTATTCATATTTGTATTTCTCCTTTAGGGTCTCACTTAAGAGACATAGTAGGAGAGTATAATTACAGTTGCGTGAGTGTAGGTCAATAGGGTAAAAACACTTACGAATTCTTCTTGAACCAAGCTCGCATCCAGCGTTTAGGCCAACACCAAGCATAGTCATTCCAGAGGGTATTTACTATGCGCTCGATCATCTTTTCTTTTTTAAGTGGATCGCTGTGTCGCTTAAGGTTTTCTAGATATGCCTCTCGTTCGAATCGCCAGCGTCCATAGGCTAGGAATATGGGCACGGGTAGGAGAAGGTAGATGAACAAAAATCCGGGTATAGTGTAACGGCTATATTGTCTTACATGTACTTTTTCATGCCGAAGTGTGGCCTCGAAATGAACTGCACAATCTCTGAGATCTTTGTTGACATAGGTGGGTGCGTATATGGTGTTGCCGATGGTAGTCCATGTGGTCGTCATAAAGTTTTTCGGTATGAATGGCAGCTTAGAAATTACCCTCATCAACCTACTTCTGTCTTTATGTACGATGTTTATTTTCATTTGACTACAGTAGTGCCGGATCCACCAAGAACTACGCCGAGGACTATACCTAGGACAATACCTGATACACCCGCTATGATCAGCCACTCGGTTCCGAACCCATCTTTTTCTTTTATCGGCTGGGGGACCACTAGACTGTCTATAGCCGTCGAGGTTCGCGTAGAGAGCTTGTTGAGGCAGTTCTCATGCTGCAAGTCTCGGTCAGTCAATCTAGCGTCACAAATGACTAGGGCCTCGTACAGCTCCTCTTTCGTCACGTCATTCAGGGCCGGGTTAGCCACTGCGGTCATGGGCAACAGCAAGGCCAGTATGATAGCTAGGGTTTTCACTTATACTTCTTTAAAAGTTCGGCCACGTCTTCAGGCTTCGTAGGATTGGCTCTCCTGGCCTCAATTTCTTTCCAGTGTTTGGCCCTAGCTACTTCCGTAGCCGCGTCTATAGCCTTATCGCTGGCGTCTAAGACCTTGTGTACTTCCTCGGCCGCTTTCTTCTGTCTATCGAACTGTTTCTGGATGCCTTTGTTGACGAAGTAGTCTCGGATGAATTTGAGACCGAGCACAGCAGCCACGGCACCCATAGACGCCACGATTATTTTCCAGACTTTCATTCTCGGCTACCTCGGCTCCATGCTCCTACAATTCCTTTCGCTTTGTCTAGTACTGATAACCCTGATAGTGCGATCAAGGCGCAAGCCACTGACCCACCCGCGAGAACTAGCTGGACGTTGTCAGGAGCCTCTAGGTAGAACGACAGACCGGTGAGACAGCCTAGACCTAGGAATCCTATTATGAACACTATGAAGCGTCTGGTGTTCCTAAACAACGGTGTGGATGTTCGGACCATGTTATTTCCAATGCGAAGTAATGGTGTATGTAAATGTGGCCGCTTCCAACGTCTGAAGACCGATGGAGGTCATGCGGAAAAGATAGGCTCTGTTTACCCTGTCTATTGTTCTATTGACCGTTAGAGTGCTAGCTGAAATAGATACCACGAAGGTTTGTGTTACGCCATTAAATTCATAAAATTCCAGAGTCCAGTTTCCGGCTCCAACCATCGTAATAGTCTGAAGAAAACAGTTGTGTGGAAGATGATTACATCCGAAACTAACTGTCTGCCCCGCCGGCACCTGAGGAAATAAAACCGGACTAGCTGTGGGTCCTCCGGGTATGAATCCATACCCATGAATTCTCTCGTTGATAGTCTTGGCGGTAGCAAAGCTATATGAGCCGGTATTAGCGATCACCGCCCCACTAAAAGGTCCCGCCACAGATCCTAAGGCTTGTGTTCCGGATCCTACTAAAGTATTACTCACACTTATATTGGAACCAGCATCTACAGCCAGACTATCGGTTTTAACTGCCGGAGATCGTACACCGTTTGTGCTTATTTGTGCTCTTCTTTCCCAGTTTCCTGCAGATGTGTTATCAGCCCAGGATGTAAGACCTAAACCTAGGGATGGGTGATGATATACGGCTAGGTTAGCGGCATGTAGGTGCATCAGTATCGCTTGTCCTGTACCTATACCGTTAGATTGCCATTGAGTGGTGCCTTCATTCCAGTGAGCATTTATTGTTGCCGTTATTCCCGAGAAACCAGCTGATAAACCACTAGTGGTTTTTGCGCTATAGATATTGATTTCGGTTCTATTTGAGTCGGCACCAGTGTGAGGTATTGTAGTTAATAGATTATATCTGTCATTACCACTGGCTGAGTCTAGATCTGGAAAATCGATTGTGCCTAAAGATAGCGCATCTAAGACGATATTTTCAAAATTATTAAAAACAATAGAAGTTACTCTAAAGTCGGTTACAACCGTTCTATCTATGGCGTTTGTGGTGACCATGTACACACGTGTGGAATTAGGTGTTAACGCTGGAGGGGGTTGAGCGGTTGCCACAGGTACAGGTGTCCATATACCATCTTGTGTGAGGTCCCAATACGTGTCGCTATTTGCCGGATATGTGTGTGCTGGGGATAGAACCACGCCGTCAGCATTATCAAAATCGCTTACACGAAAACCGTTGGCGTATACGCTAGCCGAAAAATCCGCGGCAAGAGCAATGAGTCCGGCACCTATAGAGGGGGCTGTACCGTATGGTAATGCCTGGTCTGGATGTAAGTCGCCAGGTCTGTGTTTAGTTCCGTCCAGCCACTCGATCCACTGATAAGCCAGGTTTTTGAACCAGTTCACGAAAGAACGCCTAGGTCCCCCTGCTGGATCCAATAACCCTTTCGCTAGCCAACCCTCGTCCTTATCCGTTTGGGTAGGTTCAACGATTGCGGTCGCTGGAGTAGTAGGGTTTACCGCCCACTCTGGTTTATTACCGGGTCTGTTTTGTCCTGCCATAAAGTCTCCGTATTATAAGGCCTCTGCCCAGATTCCTCCAGGAAGTGTGTCCCCATCTGTAAGGTTTTGTGCCCAGCCAGAATTCTCGAGAGGAGGGGGATCACCGTCAGGTATACTCTCCTCCCAGGAAAACAAGGTTTCACCTAAATCGACAAAAAGAAAGACGAGTCTGACACCCGCAGCCTTACCTAATTTTATGATTTTTGAGAACCTAAACCCTATATCAAAATCCCCTGGTACGGACATGGAAACCCTAACGGCGGCTATCCCTTCTTCGTCAACGGAAATGGCCCCAGGATCAAAACCGTTGTCCAGAAGCTGCGCTAGTTTTATGATGTCATTGATAGAAGAATGAGAGGATTTGGCGTATGCCACGGCTTTAAGTTGGGCTCTGTAATTGTCGTCGTCAAAACCACCTCTTTCCAGATCCAGCATTTCCCCTATAAGATCAAGTTGCTTGCCCAGGGCCGTACTCAGAGACCTGAATGCTGCTACGTTGGCCATCTGCTGGTCTAGTACATCTGCCTCGGCAGCAAACACACAGATCAGTTTGTCCCAGTTGACCTGTTTTTTGAACTGTTGTAGGAGTTTATCAACTGTTGTAGCACAATGGTCTACGGTTATGGGTGCGTCCGGGTGCTCTGATGGAGGTATGAAATTCTCTAGTGCCGTGACTTCGGGAAGAAAGAAGCCGATGAATTCCGGATCCCCACTAGGAGCCGCAGATGCATCTTTAACGTCGTCATAACGCAGGTCTAGGGCGAATGAGGGGAAGTTAGTGCCAGCCGGAAACGAGGCAGGTAGAGGACCCATAGACAGATTCTGAGATCGTCCGGGTAGGTTGTTGATTGGCCAGTATCTCTGACTGTTGTCTCCGTCTACGCGGTAGTACTCACCCTCGGCAGCTGATTCTGTTCCATTCTCTTCGAAGGCCAGGAATAGACCGAAAGCCCCTCTGTCCGGTAATGTACCCTCGGCTATACGACATGAAGCACCTTGATGAAAACCGAACACGCTTGGATCTAGATGATCATTCCCCGGCAAGAAATCTACGCACCCTAATCCGAAAGCGACGGTACCCACAAAAGCGGCTCCGGCACCATCATGACACATGCGTATACCGTTGGCGCTGTGTATGGCGTAACTGGGACAAGGATCTAGCCCCACAATACTGCCGATCTCATAGGTGTTGTTGAGAAGGGCAACGGTGACTGAGAATGCATCTAGGGCTGTTACTGTGGTGGTCTCGATAGTAGCTGATGCTAGAGCACTCCCGGTAGGTGTTTGAGGTATGAACCATATTTTCTGGCCTACATGAAGCAGGTTCTGGAGGTCTCTATCCACCGGTATAACGGTTGCAGCTCCAGCCCCCACGACCTGCGATGTGTTAAACGCCACACCTGACTCTCGCGCTATGACGTGATCTCGTATCGTTATACCGACGCCACCCCAGTCGAATCGAACACCTGACTGAAAAACACCGAACACGAACTCATATTCGTCTAGGGCATAGAAGAACTTTACAGCCACGTTGTCTGTGATGAGGGTTAGGTGCTCACTCGTTCCCCGAGAGCCCGTATGAGAGGATGTAGACCAGTCCTGGTACACTCTGAATCGAATACCGAGGTTCTCTACAAGGCGCATGTATATAACCGCGTCCCCCGCACCTCCGTTGATAGTCCTGTCCCCTACGCTTCTAAAGACTTTGTCCCGAGCCGCAATGTCGTCGTATAGCTCCCAGGCTGTGACCCCATTGGACTGGTACGCAGCTATCTCTGTTATAAGCTGATCGTATGTGTCTTCTCCCTGCGTAGCCGAGGATGCCACATCGAACGAGCTAAATACTCTGTTTGTGGTTAGACGAGCCATCTTAGAAACCAGCTCCTAGCGGACCGATACAAATGGCCTTACCCCCGATGAACGCAGGAAAGGGCCAGAACTTCCATTCATCGTTAAAACCCACTCTTATGGTATCCCCTGACTCAGCCGAAAAACCTGCATCAGCGGCTATGTGCATAAGACCAAATGATCCTCGGCGTGCCTCATTTACATCATTATCAGATACTGTGAGAGGCACCAATACACCTGTACCGGTATTAGGGTTGGGCGCGTGCTGTGAAAATAAGTAGTTTCGGCTATGTGTTACCGCTGTGATAGACGTGGGTGTGCCTGCTTGATTCGTCGTGAATATTCCTTGCGCGTGATTAGCCACGGACGTGTTTTGTGGTTCCAGACCTATCAAAGCACCCTCAGGCACATCGGTTGTGTTCAGTGTTATCGTGGTTGCAGTCGTCGCAGTAACCGGCACAGCTACCTGTAGGGTATCAGATGTTAAGGCCGCCCCTATAGCTGTTTGTGGAACCACCCACACATTTTGTCCAACTTGAATGGTACTCGTTACATCGCGATCCACCGGAACGACTACATCGGGACCACCACCTATAGTGCTTGTAGCGAAACATGTTCCACGCTGCGATGGAGGTATGTGTGCTCGTATGAGGGAACCGCACGAGAATATGGCCCTAGTCGTGTTGTTGCGCACCACAAAAACAAATTCATACTCGCTAACACATATCCATAAATCGTTGGTACCGGTGGTGGGAATTACTACACTATTTTCTCCCCCGTTCGTACCGGTATGGCTGAGAGTTGACCAGTCTTGGTAGACAAATACACGCAATTGAGTGCCAGTAAAGCTAGTTTTAAGACGTATAAGTATAGAGGTATCACCAAGTCCATTGGTCTCTCCTAGGTGCCCCTTAGACTTAAGAACCACATCGAATTCCGAGCCGGTCTGATCATCTATAACGACCCATGCCGGAGTGGTGGCTCCCGGGGATATGAAGGTTGTAACGAAGTCCACGATTCTAGACGCTGTGTCTATGGCGCTACTCGTAGATGAGGCGTAAGTCTGATGAACTGAGATGCCCGGTATGGTTCTCACTCTACACCTCCTGAATTACGATGCGTGAGCTGTCTACCAGAGCCAATTCTCTAGAGGATATGAATATGGTTTGGTTAAACACATTTATGGCGTCAAGACCGATACGTATAACCAGGTTTGACAAACCAGCTGCCTCGATAGCCTGGATGAACTGAAAAGGCACCACGTCGTCCCCGACAGACAGAGATTCGCCGTGATCAACAATGGCGTCTATGATTTGCTGCTCTACGTCAGGCTCTGTTTGAAAAGGAATGGGGGTGTAGTCCACTTCGAAATATATTTCCTTAGTGACTGGCCGCGAGAAATTGATCGTCTGTGGATTTCCCAGGGCGTCTACATATATGCCCGAGGATGATCCGAATGTCTGAATTCCTGCGGGTTTCGTTATTCCTATAGTATCGACAATGTCTTGGTCCACACCACCCTGTACAATGACCTCAAATGAGTGTGGGGGGAGTCCGTTGGCATCGGTGGTGTCAGTAGTATTCTCAAAAATATTGACTGTCGAAACACCTGTAAGTCTCAAAACCGAAGCACGAATCGCCTCAACCGTTCCGGCCATGACTAAGAAGAAACCCAGACGAAACCTCTCTCTCAAAGACGCGTCTGACTCATCGTCCTGACCTAGATCCGCCTGCTGTACATCCAGGGGATTGGTGACTGTGTCCCAGCCGGAGATAGGGTTGACGATTGTGTCGATTGTGCCGGCGTTTGCTCTAATGGGACCCGTAACAACGGCCTGGGCCTGCACCGAGTCTGTACCACCAGTGAGTATGACCTGTGTAAGAGTTGCCCAGTTTGTTCCGGTGGAGGAGTCCTGTACAAGAGATCCAGCTGGTACTACGGTCAAAGCCGTTCCTGTTAGCTCAAGACCCGTCTCCGACGCTGTAGCTGCAACACGAGACAATCCAGCCAAAGCCACCAAATCGTCTAGGGCTGCGCCGGTTGCTCCTCCGATATATGCCGATGAGTAGACATTCTCCAGCTCTTCCCATAGTTCTGTAAGCAATGCTGCGAACACACCTATGATTTGGCCGTTAACGCTTTGTGCATCGACACGGATGTTTTCCCCGAATTGGGCACGGAACTCGTCTTCAAGTTCAGTTATAAGTTCATCAAGAGTCTTGGGCAAAAAACCCGTAAGTTCTAGTCCGGCCATTAGATGGTGACCTCCAAGATGTCGGACAGCTCATCCTCATCTGTGTTCGCCGCCCAGTTCACGGTCAGGCTTCGTGTGTTGACGTCGTAATCTAGGGTCATTTGTGTGACCTCTAGGACACCGGGCGTGTTTATGATTTCATTTGTGAAGATAGACCGTATGAGATCTAGGTTCGGATTCTTCACAAAGATGTTGGTGAAGTAGGGGATGCCGATGGTCGGGTCTAAAAACCACTCCCCTAGAATCGTGAGTAACCGAATGCGAATCGCCTGAACAGGATCCACCACCAGCTGTAGATCCCCGTCTACGAACTTGAGATCGCCTGTGGTCGTGTCGATACCTATGTCCGGTCCAAGAATAGCCATGCTACTTAACCTTGCCCTTGGCGCTTAGAACGGTTGCAGGCGCACTAGGAGATGGAGCAGTCGGAGGAGAGGTGGGGTTACCAGGTGTGGCAGATGTGTGGAAGTGTGTGTCCAGGTATACTTTCAGTTGTGTAAGAAATGTAACCAATTCATCGCCTCGTACCAGCGCTTGATCCGCTGCCGCGCCTACGAGGATTGTACCATCTGACTTCAATACAATCTCGTTTGAGCCGTCTTCTCGACCAATTTTGAGGTCAGCACTATCCAGGTTCTGTAGAGGGGAAACCCTAGGCCTAAAACCGGGAATACAAACCGCGTCTGATAGGTCGAATTTTCGGGCCTGAATGGGGTCTACGAACGAGCCTTTGGGTTGCTCAAGCCAACGATCCAGGCTCCTCTCGGCGAATGTGAGATATACGATATCGTCTTTCTGCAGAGGCCAAGTGATAGCCCAGCCACCCCCAGCCGGATAGACGATAGGTACGTTCTCGATGGTAGGCATCTCCTGAACAAGCTCCTCGTTGTTCTCATCCAGGAACACGCGCTTGAGTAGGGGCACGACTGAGCATGTTTGTTTGGAGGCATTGAAGGAGTTAACCTTGGCCGGAAGTCCTGTGTGCATATCAAAGAGTCGGCTCTCGATGGCCTGCTCAATGATCTCCGACAACTCCGGTGTATAGTTCTCGGGACGTGTCATATTTCGTGTCCCTCAAATTCAGACAGCCAGTCACTACCATGCGTATCCCCGGCATGTCTGACTTTCCGAACTTTGAACGTACCTGATAGCCGATCACTCAGTATCCGTACTCGTCGACCAGGTGTGATGGTGGGTTGAAGTAGGGAACTAGCTTTTATGATAAACTTATCCTTGAACTTTTCGTCCTTGATTTGCTGTGGTGCCAGGATAAGTCCCGAGTCTGGGGTCAAGAGGATGGTCTCTCCGGGCAGGGTTCCATCTTCGGCTAGTATCAGAAGCTCCCCCTGTTGAATACTCCAATTGAATTTGTAGGTCTTGGCGTAATCGTCTAGATACTTCGATACCTGCCCAGACAGAGTGACGCCGTTGTTGGATACTGGGTCTGTAGTTGTCAATACTCCGGACCTAGCGCTTGCCGCAGCCCTCCTTGCGTCTATACCCAAAGCCTCGGCCAATACAGCTATAATTTCTCCGAAGGACGTACCCGCGGCGAAAGACTTCTTTATGAGCTTGGTCCGTGTATCTATGCCTTCCTTGCCCTCTATACGTGTTTCGTAACCGGTGGGTGCTTTTGTGAATGAAATGCTGGTGACTTCTCCGTTGAATATGACACCAAGTGTTTCGGGGTATCCGGCCTCTATTTCTATTTGGGGCTTGAGTTTGTCGAGTTCACCACGGGTAGTCTCACTCAGATTGAAGATGGTGCACTGGGCCCGGTTTTTCTCTCGGTTTATATCCAGAGTTACGTCGAAGGATATGCGTAATCCTGGTATACGATTACCAAAAACAAACCGATCGTTTACAATAGGCTTTCCCTGATTGAAGGATACGGCTGCCTCTCTTCTGAAAAGGTTAGCCACCGAGTATCTCCTGGATATCTTCGTCTGATAACGCTTCTATATCCGCGGAGTCGGTATATAGGTACAGAACACGCGTTCCCAGATCTGTTCTAGTGGCTGGCTCCTGTCTAGAAGTAGTATCGAAGAAGGTCAGAGAACCCGGAGGCACATTCGTTTTGTGCTGGAACGGGGCTAGTTGATTGCTATTCAACACAGCCTTTCGTCCAGACACCACGGGTTTGCCACCTAGATCAAATATATCCACCATCCAACTATTGGCACGCGTGTTGAAACGGATTCGGAACTCGTATATGTTCCCCTCTAACTGCAGTTTTTCGACGTATGCAGCCGAATCGGAGTTTGTATCTAGTACGTAGGTGGTCATATTAGAAAATAACGTTCCCGCCGGCTACGATAATCTTTTTGATGGATTTACCACTAGTTACGGCGGTCTTAGTAGCTCTGGCGGTTTGTTTGGCGGTTGCTATCTTCTTGGTCTTAGAGCCCAGATTCTTGGTGGCCTGAGCCGTGTTGACCTGTGTGGTGGGTCCAGGTATCGAGGCGTTCTGTGCGAAATTGATCTGTTTGAATTCGGACCTAAACCGTATAACCTCTTTCGTGCTCTTGTCTCTGTCCACCGAGAATGAGGTCATGACCATGTTATCATACACACGGATGTTGGTGACCACGGTTACAAGAGATCCAAGCTCGGCTAGACGTCTCAGATCATCATAGCCCTGTTGTGCATCCTTGCCAGACAACTGCTTCTGAGCAAACTCTCGAAGGCTGGTGGGTCGATTAGATATGACTCCTTCCATGCTCAGTGTGGCTGGCTGGATGTTGACATGGTCACTGACTGTAGAACCGTTCTCAACCGCACTATCTGTAACCTCCGATAACTGGTTGTGTGTTTCGGTTACGACTACGTCTACCTCAAGCTCACCTATCCTGGCTTTTTTCTTGGGTACTAGTATGCTGCTTAGGGCCATTATCGGACTCCTACGGGCTTGAACTCGCGGCTAATCTGCCTCATAAAATCTTGTGTCGCCTCAGTCGTCTTCTTTTTTAGTTTATCCACTATCTCTGTGGCTGAAGAGTTTGTTTGAGCATTTACCGTGTTGTTGATGGTGAGGTTGGTAGAGCCTTGTACACCACCTGCCCCACTAGCCCGTCTTGAACCCACCGGTACAAATGCGGGTTTTGGGGGCCTTGTTGGGGGGAACGAAGCTACGGATCTTGGCGTTCGATCTACAGGAACCAAGAAGTCCGCTATCTTACCTCCACCTAAGGCCGTATTGAGTTGCAGTTTAGATCCGCCGATGAAACCCAGTGTTTTGAAGTCTTCTATAATCACTTTAGCTAGATTGGATATATCCCTAAGGCTAGAAAAAAGGGTTCCGAAAAATATGATTACATTACTGTCTTTATTGGCTGCAAGCTCATCAAAAGCCTCTACGATTTGATCAAGGACGGATGTTCCCTCTGGACCGTCATGCAAAATGTCCTCAATGATTAAACCTATAGCCGCAGCTGCGAGAGTAGCCGCTAACGCTACCCCAAATATCGGTAGAGCAAGAGCAAGAAATCCGACACCTAAAGCAGGTAACGCCACTTTTGCTATCTGCATCATGTCGTCTGAGCCAAAACCAGATTTTTCGAATTCTTTGACGAACTTAGTTATACCTTTGGCAGCCTTGTTAGCAAGATTCTCTATACCTTTAAATCCGTCCTTGAAGAGCTCACTGTTTGTGGCAGACTCCAATAGCTGGTCTGTGATTCTCGTAAGAGCTGGAGTTAGGGATGCTGCAAACTTCCTAGAGACGCCTGTGGCTACGAGACTCAGGTCTGTGAAGTTATCCTGTAGGTGTTCTAGACGTCCGGCAGTCTCGTTGTTGATGATGAAGCCAAGCGCTCGTGCCCGTCTCCGTAATGCGTCTATACCTTCAGCACCCTCGAGGAATAGGGGCAATAGTTTGGCACCACCCTCTCCTAGAAGTTTTTGAGCGGCTTGTGCTCGAACACTTGCGTTCTGTATTTTAGAAAGACTTTCACCGACATCCGTAAATAGCCGTACGGTGGGTTTGATTTTCCCCGAGGAGTCCTTTACGTTTACACCAAGTCTACGAAACGTTTTGGTGAACTCGTTTACTCTTAGTGTGGACTCGACGGCGTTTTTCTGGAGTGTCCTAATACCGACTAGAAAAGGCTCCAGTGCCACTCCTGAGCGCTTAGCAGCAAATTCTAGCTCTTGAAATTCTTCGGCACTAACCCCGATTTGCTTAGCGGTCTTGGCTGCTCGGTCACCCTCTACTACGAAATCATGAAGGGCTTTGACCGCAAGAGCCGTGCTTATAGCTCCAACTGCAGCGGTGGCTAAACGGGCCTTTTTAGTCAGGTCCTTGAGTGTTTTGCCGGCTTTTATGGAGCCTTTATTGTCGACTTCGAAGCCAAGCAGGGTTATGAGTTCACGAACAATCATTTACGTTTCCTGGCCTCCGCATCATTGAGATCGTGCTCTAAGTCTAAAAGCTCGTGAAAATCCGCCACATCGTTGATGTCATACCACGTCTGAATATCTCGAAGGGTTGCTTTGTCAGCTAGAATAGGGCGCCATAGAAACCAATCGAGATTGACGGGTTTTATGCCGACACCATCCCCACCAGTTCTTGCCCGGCACTGGTACCATTCTC